CCACCTCGACCGCCGCCGACTGCGCCGCCAGCGAACCCGCTTCGGTCTTGACCTAGAACACCGTTAAAAGCGTCCCTAAGTCTTTCGAGGTTAAAAATGCCGGTTTGGGTTTGTCGCGACAGTTCGTTAAATGCGCGGGTTGAGGCGTTCTCGAAATTGTTTATGGGGGTTAGTAGGTTTTGCATGCTGCGCCCGAAATCGACCCCGTCGAGGGCGGCCCGCGCTAGTTCGTTTCCTATGCTTTCCGCTACGGGTTCTAGGTCTTTCATGGCGTCCATTAGGTCATTGGTGCCGGTCGTGGCGTCACCTAGTGAGGTTAGGAATCCGCGCCCAAACGATTCTTTAAGTTCATCGAATGCGACCCCAAGCCGGTTGATTTGCCCCTGGTATGTTCCGGCCGCGGTTGCGGCTTGCCCCTCGAATGTTGTTGAGAGGGCCGCCATGATTTCTTTCATGTTCCCGGCCCGCAACGTTGCGGCGTCAAGACCTATCCCAAGTTTTCCTAAACCGACCGTGTTCCCGTCGTACGCTTTCCCGAGGGCCGCGGCGACACTTTCTAAACTTTTCCCGGTACCCGCGCTAATGTCTTGGGCAATTTTTAGGGCGTCGGTGGCCTCCCCAATGCTTTGTGTCGACCGGATCAGGCGATCAAACGCGGGGCGCAGCTGGTCGTCGGCCACACCGGTCGCCCTTTGTTGCGCGTCGATCATGCCCTCAACCCCGGCGGTGGCGTCAGCAAATCCGAGGTTCCCGAGGGTTGTGGCAAGTTTCGCGGCAGCCGCCTCATCCTCCACAAACGCTTTGACACCGTCAACGGCGAATTTGGCGGCCATCGCTGCGGCCGCGACACCTGCCGCGAGTAACGCGGGCCCCAATACGTTAGCCAAACCTGACCCGACACGGTCCGCTGATGACCCGAAATCCTTGGCGGACCTTTCTGCGGAATCCATGTTGCGCTTAAAATTTGCCGTGTCTGCCGCCAAATACACCATTAGGGTACGGCCACCGCCGATAGCCATTAGTAAACCTCCCGCCGGGTTTGCCAGTTTGCGACAACTTTGTCGACCGCTTGACCCCACTCACGCATGGCGGGCTCTTTGTAGGACGCGCCTACGCCTTTCATCCACCCGGTCCCGTCACCAAACGCAACAATGGCCGCGTTTACGCGGGCGTTTTGACTGCGCCGCGTTTTCGCTTTCACCCCGAACGCGGACGGGGTTTTAATCATGTTCACGGACGCCCCCCGCGAGTACGCGCCCAAACGGTTCGCCCCAATAGTGACGACCGGGATGCGGTCGGATTTCGCTTTGACGGATCTCATAATTTTGTCGCCCCAATTGCCCTTAGCTTCGAGGGCCGCCATACTCCAGGCGGGGACCATGTACCGGCGGGCGATATCTACTGACGCTTTTCGTAATTCGCTTTTTGCCTCTTTGTCTAGTTTGTTGAGGTCCCTGAGGAATGAACGCAAACCCGGAACTTGCACGTCAACTATTCCGCGGGCTTTCGTTGTCGCCATTTGTGAGCACCTCCTCGACTAGTGTTGTGAACAATTGCGGGTCATAATTTTTGACTTCCTCGACTGGTCGCCCGAGAGCGACCGCGAGCCGGACCACTAGTCGCCGGAAAGATCCGGCCCGGTAGGGTCCACGCTTTTACCTACGTCTACCTGCACTTTGTTTTCCCTAGCCCACGTCCGGATTTCGGCAAGGTTCTTAGGTTCCTTACCGGTGACCCCAATGTAGGCAAGGGTCAATCTTAGCCCGTATTCGGCGCCGGTCCCGATTGACTTTTGGGACAGGTCCTCCCATAGCCACATATCCGCAGCGGTCGCCTGGTATTCGACGGGTGGCGCCCCGTCGACGACTACGACCATTACGGGCAGCATTACGTAAGCACCAAGGTGCCGACCATCGAGGTCTTACACATAGCGACCCCTGCGGAGTCGTAGGTGATGTCGACGGACTCCGGGAACATGTATCCGGTGAACGTGCCCGATGAGCCGGTGATGATTACGGCGATGTGGGTTAGGCCGGTGACGGCGTCCGAGATCGTGTTGTAAACACCGGCGTCCCCGTCGTAGAGGAATGTCAATGCGCACGCGGACGTGAAATCGGTTTGTGTGAAGTTGACACCGCCCAACGTTTTAGTGCGGACAACTGTCCCGGTTTGGGTTATGGTGCCGTCTTGGATTTGGTCCGAAACGTTACCCGCTGCGAGTGACACCGTGAAGGTGTACCCGGCGACTGCGACTACTGCCATGATTTTCTCCTTAAATAGTTATGCGTCGATTATGTGAGAGGTCGTCGAGACTTCCGAAACTAGGACCGCCGACGACCCGGTGTCGGTGATTTGCGGGGGTGAAATTTGGTCAATAATGAACGTGTCACCGATTGCGACGGCGACCGCCTCGACCGCGTTCTCCATTTTGACCAGTGCGGCCGCGTTATTCCGGGAGTCCACGACCACCAAAACTTTAAGCCTCAACCGGTAATTGAGCACTGTCCCGATTCGTTCCGGAACAATCCACGGCGTGTCCGGCACGATCACAAGACACGGTGGGATAGGTGCGTTCGGTGCCACCTTGTGAACTTTGTACCCGGTGACCGTGGCAAGCAGGGTCGCTAGTTCGTCTCTCGCGTCCGTCGCGAGGGCCGTCGGCATTATCCGACCATCCCGCCGGGTGCCATGTACGGCATTATCAAGGCGTAGACGCGCCTAACTAGCCACACACTTAACCGGTAGGGGCCGGGCGTAAAATCGACCGAAACGGCGCCGCCACCTACCGACGTACGCGCCTGGTAAATCTCTATCCCGACCTGCAAAGCCGCTTCTTTACACGCCGCGTTTTCGGCCGCTAGCGCGGCCGCGGTTAGGAGATTCCCGACGGTTAGTTGCGCAGCTGCCGCGGCTTGGGTAAACCCTGCCGTGTCATCCGCGTAGGTCAATTGCAGCGCGTTAGCCACATTTTGACCTGTCACTAGTGCCATCAGAAATCCCCTAACCTAACCGGATTAAATCCGAACGATTCCGCATGGGTTGTAGATCGCGGTGACGCCGTAGCCGTAAATAGCGACATCGCGGCCCAATTGGGAGACGTTGTCGGCAGTTGCCAGTCTTGGGCCGTCCTCGATCCATGACGCGGTCGTCGTGTTCGTCACAATTGCCCGAGTAGCCGGGAGAGTGCGAACGTGGACAACCGGCAAGCCGGACACGTTCACGGCGAGGCTACTGGCGGTAGCGATACCCGAAACGTTTTGTACGGAATAGGTGGCCGGGTTAAATGACGACCAGCCGCCGAACTTGATAAACACGTCCGAGCCGACTAGCACGACGCTAGCGGGTAGACCGGTTTCGGTTTCGCAAACGACGGACGCCTCGAATACGACTTCGCGGAAGGCGAGACCGTCGGTGTCGGCCGCAAAGTTGTAAGTTAGATCCGACCCGGCGCATACGCGGGCATCAAGATCATCCGCAAACTTCTTGTTTGTAATAAAAGAGTACGAGTTCGCCATGATGCGGTTGTGTGCGTCAAGGTATGACGGGTTAGACCTTTGCAGTAACTGGAATGAAATGTCCGACCCTGCCGCGTAGGTGTCGAGCGTCGCGGTGCCTTTAAGGATGTCAATTTGGACACTGTTGACTTCCGTTTTTTCGGTGGCTTGCGCCTCAACAATTGCCGCCAAATCCCCATCAAAGTAAGGCCATGAAAATTCCATTCCGCTAGTCCCAGCGGATTCGGTACCAATTGCGGTGATCGCTGGGCGCCCAAGGTCGACAATGTTTTTTACCTGGAGAACCCAATTCGGGGGCAATACTCCCGGGTTGTTGGTTGTGATCTGATCTACGAGGGCCCGCGACTCAACTTCGCCGGCTAAGACCGCTTTCGAGTATTCCCCAAAACTGCGGTACTGCGCCAGCGGGTGAACCGGCTCGGATGTGAACGCCCGGGCCTCAATTTTGGCGACACTTTCGCGAACCTGCGCGATAGCCTCGCGTGCTTCCTTATCCTCCGAGACCACGGTGGTCTCTTCGGTGGTCTCTTCTGGATCCATTTTCGTCTCTTCTCTTATTGTTGTGATACCCGCACCAGAATAGGCGGGCATATGGGTTAGTGATGTTTCCATTAGTTGAGCCGTGATGTGCCGGATAGCGTTCCCGGTTTTGGAGCGCAAACTTTTAATAGATGTGAACCCGACGGATAAACCTTTGACGGCGCCCGCTTTTGCAAGTGTCGCAGCGTCGCGACCTTGGACGGTGTCAAGAATGTTCGCGGTGATGTAAAGCCCGTCCGGTTCGTTAGCCGCTTCGGTGATCACCCCGACGGGTGCGTCGTGCCGCCACGCTAACGGTTTCCCGATCACACCGGTCGGGTCGAATGATGCGGGGGCGAATGTTTCCTCGACCCCGCCAATCATTGTGGGGGTGTTGTATGGGACGGCCCGACCATACAGGGTGGCTATGACCCCGTCGTCCGTGTTTTCCCGGTAGTCGACGATCAGGTCGAAAGCGCTTTCGGTGGTTTTCATAGGGTCACATCCATATCGGGTAGGTCGATTAGGCCGCGGATTTCGTTCACGCTCAACACACCTAACGGCAGGAGCTGGGTTGCGAGGGCCGCGACCTGCTCCGGGTTTGCCCGCAGAAATGTGGTCGTATCAAATTTAACAACGTGACCGCGGGGGGTTATGTCATTCATGCTCAACCGTTGGGCGATTGCGGTCATTATTGGGGTTAGGGACAGGTCGAGGAGTTGTCGGTAAAGGTCGGTGCGGTTCGTGTAGGTGAGTGACCCGCCGGACGTGTTCGCGCCCACCCAAACCGGGTCCAGGTTCGCTAGGCGTGCCATCATGAGGGCGGATTCCTCACGGGCCGCGACCAATTGCAAGTCGGCTGCGTTCCATCCCATAGCGTCGGTCGTGATTGTCGAGTTTACGTATGCGGTTGACCGGGTTTGGCGGGCGGTTTCCCACGCTTCGAGTAGGTCGTCGACGACCGCGGCCGGCAAATCGGCGCCGTTATTTTTTAACACCACCTGGGGTAGTGGGTACGCGGCCATTTGTTGGGTTGCCGCTTCGAGGGCCGCGGCCGTGTTGATCGCTGCGGCGCCGGTGACTAGCCAGCCGCCCAACCCGTCACCGTCGAATCGGATAACCTCGGTGCCGGGGATCATTGTGCCATTCCACCAAACCGACCCGACCGGGACCTGAAATTGGACGTCTTGGTACGGGTAAGGGTTTTGTATTGACACCTCCCCAAACGGCATCCGCTCAATTGTTGCCGGGAATCCGTCCCACGTCCTCGACGTCACATACCAGTAAGCCGTGTCGTATTGGCAAAGGTCCTCCACTAGCCGGGTCATTTGTGACCAGTAAGTGGAGTGGGTTGACGGTTCGTTTAGGAATGTGCGGGCGACTACTTCGTCAATTCCCACGTATTCGCGTAACGGGAATGTGGCGATGGTGTGGGAGTAAGTTTTTAGGGCTTTCACGTAGGCAGGGACCTGGTATGCGGTCGACGCCACGGACCGGTACGGGCCCGACGCCGTGATCGACGTTAGTAGGGCGTTTGCTTCGCGAACGGTCGGGGCGTCGGCTAGCGCCGTAGCCACGTTAGCGACTTGAGTCGCGTACGAGTTTGACGCCCCGACCAGTCGGAGGCCACGGGAGAGTAGGGCCATGGCCTAATCATGTAGCACATAGCACACCACTAACCCCGGTTCGGGTTTGTCGCGGTTATCGGCGTGTCGCCCGTGAGTAGATCATTGGCCGCGGTTTCGGTTGTTTTGTTATTTGGGCAACGGCGAATAGGACCGCCCTAGCCGCGTAAACCCCACCGGACCCCGCGGGGCTCGACAGGATCCAACCGCCGGACCTTTTCGAGATCGTCGACCGGGTGAACTGGTCGAGCAGTTGCGGGGACCCGTCGTGGCGAATAATCCCCCGATTCCAGGCGTCCAGTAGGACCGGGGTAGCCATGGCCGCTTCCCGCTGCCCGACCACCTGGTCGACGTGACTTTGCAAACGGTCCATGTACGTTGGGGTGACTTGCACTATTTGGTCGGGGTTCGCGGCCCGCAATTCTGCCAACTTTTCGTCAACTTCTTTAACGGTCCGGTGCGTTGTCGCCCGAATAATTATTAGCCCGTCCGGGTTCATCGCTGCGACCGCGACCCCGTGGGAGGTTCCGTCGAAATCGGACTCGACCGCGACCGCCCAATGCAGATCCGCGGTCAACTTCAGGTCGGGGTCCTCGCACGCATCCCATAGCCCATCCT